GATTATCAATATATGTTTCAGATATACAACATATGTTTCAGAATTATCAACATATATTGCTAATTCTGAAGTATAGAAAAAAGAATATAAATATTCTTTTTTCTTTTTGGTTCTTTTTCTTTTTTCTTTTGCAAATGAGAATTTCGAACATATCCACAAATCCGATTGCTTTCGTGTGAACAACTTTGAAGTGGCAAAAAAAAAGGTGTTCCGCAATTCAAAGTTATAAACAAAGTGGTGTGGATATGTTCATGCATTGTTACCTCATGTGGTGAGGTGAAGGTGGGGGAACTATGAACAAAGCGTCAAAGTTTGCGCGGGTGTTGCTATTCAAAGCAATCGAAAACTATTTTTGAGCGAAGCGAAAAAATGCCTTAATCCCTTTGGACATTGCGAAGCGAAGCGTAGCAATGGACAAAGGGCAAAATTTTTTGAAAATAAGGCCTATTTCAAACGTTCTCTTTCGTGGTGGTGTGTTTCTACCTTCTGACGTTTTTTGTGGCTGTGTGTGCGTGGTGGAACATCCATGGTCTCCTATCTTCTCACCTCTTTACTCTCTTACTTCTTCAATTCATCAGATAAAAAAAAGCCCGAAAATTCGGGCTCTTTTTACTTTGGTTCTGGCGTTGGTTACTTCTGCCACCACTTCCTATAATCTTCGGGCTCGGTTGCTCTGGTTCCTATCCTGTTGCCTATCGCTTTTCCTGTCGTGTCGTAGTATCGACCATAAGTTACGGGGCTGCAATATACCGCGGGTTTGTAACCTTGATTTGAGTATAAACTGCCCTCGTGTTCGTGGAATAAATGGGGGTTTATTATCAACGTCTGCCCGCTTCCATTCAATAAGGCAAATTTATTCGAGCCTCCCGCTATGTACTTAAGTGCTTCGGGGTATCCTTTGCGGTTAATAAAGTCCTTAGGCCACTTGGCTAAAACATCCCGAACCAATAGCGCGGTATCGCTGTGGTTCTTGTCGTATGGCGCGGTGGTTATTACTCCATTATGGGCGAAGGCTAGGCCCTCATGCACTTTAAATGGGTGTGCGTTGGCTTCATTTACTCGCCCTTGGGTCGAAATGCGGAAATGCAATATAATGGGGTGGGGCGTGCTGTTGCGTATGTCTATGTACTTACGCCACAATTCGGCTGCGCTGCTCATCTCTTTTACAATTTCTACGCGGTTGCCTCGAACATAGGCGAAACCCGCTCCGTCGGGATTGTTGGCCCATAAGTTGTTAAAATTGTCGAGGCTTATAACTTGGGCTTTTCTTGGGTTTACGATTAGTGTACACATGGTCTTTTAATGGTTTTTTAGTTTGTTTTTTAAGGTTAGGAAAATAAGGATTAGTAAAATGAGTAAGTCTATCATTCGGTTTGTGTTGTCGGTTCGTCGGCTCGGGCTGTGTTGTCGCTGGATTGGTCGCGCTCTGGTTCGGGCGTTACATCCTGGGCCAAAAACTGGAACAATTTTTCCGCTTCCCTTATTTGGTTTGCCGCGTTTCGCAAAATGTCCGTTTTTTCAAGTATCAAAGTGTAGTCGGCTTGGGCTTTTGAAAGTCCCGCATATATGGCCCTCGTTTCGTCTGAGTTTAACGCGCTCAACGCATCGCGCCACTTTTGGCCGCTGGCCTGCATGGCGTTTATACTTACTTTGTCGCTTAGGCTTTTAATTAGGGCGTCCAATTTGTTTCGCTCGTTTAGTAGCTGTGTTCTCTCGTGGCTTATGGCGTTCCGCTCGCTATCATTTTTCCCTATTTCGGCCTGGGCTTTTTGCTGCGTGTGGTTCAAACCTCGGGCTTTAATATCCGCGTAGGCGGCTCGAATTTTCGCGTATGGCTTGGCCCACTTGCGCCCATTGGTCGTTATTGGTCGGCTGTGGCTGGCGGCTAAACTTGTTTGCTCCAAATAGGTTTGTACTCGCTTTTGGTGGTACTCGCTACCTGGCCGAAATGGCACACTATGCAAATCGCGGGCGGTTACTACGAATAGCCGATAAATGCCAACAATGCCAAGGGGCGTATATAACTGGCTTAAGTGTTGGTTTAATTCGCTGTTTGGGTCTAAAATTGCCCTTCCTATTTGCTGTTCACTCTGGCGAAAATAGGACCTTATAAACAATTCAATCAGTTGCACTCTCCAAACAAGGGTGGCCGTGTCGTGAATAATAGGGAATAACCTAAATTCTAAAGTTTTCCCGCTGCTGCTGTTTACACTTATTGCGTTGTATCGGCTGTCGCTGCTGCCGTCGTCATTCATGCCCAAATAGTTTTTTTCCGCAAACATATACGCGGGGTCGTGTCGTGTTGCGCGGTTTATCGGCTTAGGGTTACAATATCCTCCGATAAATTTATATCGGGGGCTCTCGGTGGTTTGTCCCTTTCTTATTTGCTCATTTTTTGTTGTGCTGCTTTCCGTTATGCGGTCTATATAAAGGGCGTATAAAACAGGTAAACATCCTAATAAATATTGGTAAAGTTGCGCGGGCCTGTAATTTGGGTGGCTTAGGTGGATATGCCCTCCGCAATTTTGCGGGCTTCCGCTGGTTTCGTCGGCGTTTATCAGGTACGACACAGGGGCAAAAAATTGTAGTAGGTCGGCTGCGTTTGGCGTTAATTCCTTTGGCGGGCTCTTTAGCTCATAGCCCGAAGAATTTAAACTGCCGTCGCGCTCCTTTATCCATATTTCGCCCGCTTCAAAAAACGCGCGCTTTACAATTTCCTCTGCCTCCTCCGCTTGTTTATAGTCGCTGTTCTGTTTTTCGATTTCGACTCCGAAGCATGGGTTTTTAAAGCGGTCCGATATTTTACTCATGTAGTCGCTATAGTTGCTATAAATGCGGGCCGCGTGCATCGCGTCCGATATTGTGGTGTGATAATTAAAAGTTGTACTCATTTTTGGGTTGTTTAAAGTTTAAAAATTGAATGGTTAAAATTTGGGTTGTGTTATTAACACAATTTGCGGAGGTGGTGGGCGTGTTTTCATGCTGCAAATATGCAAGTTTTTTTAATGTATGCATCCGAAAAGTATATTTTTTTTTAAGGTAGTGCCCATGCCCAGGCCCAGGCCCAGGCACACCCACACCCACGCCCACACACACCCACACACCCGCACACGCGCACACGCGCATACATACATGGACTGACGACTGACGATTGACCACTGACGACGACTGACGATTGACCACCGTTGACGACTGATGACCGTTGACGATTGACGATTTTTAATGGATTGACGACTTTCTTAAAATTTTTTTTTCAACAAGTGGTTGCGTGATTAAAAAAAGTCCGTACCTTTGCTGACGATTTCTTTAACAACCTTTAACTAAACACCAAGATTATGATTGACAGACAAGAGTTTTTTGAATCCATTATGATGGATGTTGAGGGCGACAACCGCAAGGCTGCCCGTGAGAAGTTCAATACTTTGACGACTGACGAGCGAGAGCGTTTCTTTGATTTTTGCGAGGACTACCTCTATTATGATGCGATTGATGCCGAGTTTCCTGACTATATGCAGAATGATATACGGCCTTATTTTCTCAATGACTGATTATTTAACCACTAAACCAAAACACAATGCCTGACAACTTATTTGAGTACCTATGGCGCAACTTAGGTCGTTTTATTGACCTGATGACGAGGACTGCGCTAACGATTATGACCCTCGTTGTGATGTCTTTTATTATACGCAACATTTTTTCTTTAGCACTATGACGCATCTGACTACCCATAGTGAAAAGGTGATTGAAAGGACTAATCGCTTAATTGACGAGGCCTTGCACCTGACTAAAGACCCGCTTCTATGTATTCGTATAGCTATTTATATCAACGGAGAGGCCACAAGAACGATTGAGGACACTATACACATGGTGTCTATGTTTGATGGGCTCTCTGACGACAATAAGTACAAATTTATGGGGCTTCTTGACGACATGGAACAGGAGCGAGTAGATGTTTATGTTGAATTGTATAACCGATTTCAAAAAATGAACCAAGATGAAAACAACAAAAATTGAGATTTGTATTAAAAGACCGCCAATGGAAGTTTTGGCACTATACCGAAAGATGGTTGATGCCCCTATTAACAAGGACATTACGCTCGAGATGTTTGTTAACTGGTGCAGTTCACTTATCGAGTCTCACCTGATGAGAATGGATATGATGTCTGAGCGAAGTGATGAGCTTGAATCGAGCGAAATTATTAAGCCACTGACCCTAAATCATGAGTTAGTAGGCAGGATTAAAGAACATTTTCACCAAACCCAATAAACCCAAAAACCAATGAAAGACGGAAACATAATTGAGTGCTTAGGCATAGAAATCGAAGGATTTGAGAGGATGCAAGAGCGAGCAGTAGAATCATTCATTAAAAATAAGTTTCATAGTGATGCCATTTTAGAACTTATTGATTTTACGAAAACCGATTGCTTTGGCGACACCGATGCCCCTACCTCTGAATATGAGAAGCTTTTGTTTCTCATAGGGATTCAATACGGTATTCTTTTTTCAATATCTAAAAACAAAAAAAAAGAAGATGGAGCAGACCCTATTTGAACAACTGACAGGAAGAGGGCATAGGCTGATTTCTCACCTGAATGATGACGAGTTGAAGGTGATTAAGTTTATACTGACCTCCGTAAATTCCTTTGACGAGCTGACTATTTATCAGTTCAACCTTTTGGCGAAATGCTTAGGATTCGGGCATAACGTAATAGATGTTTATAAGATTTTATTTGTTCAACCAAACTAACCAAACCAATGAAAAAAAAGATTTCCGATTATAAGTTCCCAATGCCATCAGATGCTATCAAGGAACTGAATGAGCAAATGCCTTACGGGGCGATGATTATGGTTTCTGAGCATTTCAGCAACTTAAGCAAGCCCACCGTTTACTCACACCTAAAGCCTACTCGAAAAAGGTATTCGGTAGAAATAATTTTAGCCTTCCTTGACGTTGCCGAAACACAAAGGCGGGTGAACGGCATAAATGAGAAGCTTAAAATCAGAGTATATCTCGAGTCGCTGTTCAGGCACTACGATGTTTTAGACCTCAAAAAAAATTCTTTAACCCTTAAACCATTTCAAAACCAATGAAAAACCTAATTGCAGCCTTGTATAAGGCAAAACTCGAATTTCCGACTATTAAGAAGGACATGAACAACCCATTCTTTAAGAGGAAATATGCTGACATCAATTCTATCTTAGAACAAGTAGAACCCATTCTTCATAATCACGGGATTATTATCCTTCAGCCGATTGATGAGGATAGCGTATGCACTCAACTCATCCATGTTGAATCAGGCGAGATGATTACCTCTTGCATTAAGCTGACGAGTGGCATCAAAGCTCAGGACTTAGGCTCAGAGATAACCTACTTCCGCAGATATAGCCTACAAAGCCTATTGTCGCTCCAAGCCGAAGATGACGATGGGAACTTAGCATCAGGGAGGGTAGCCCCTGCTCAACAAGCACAAGCTCCAAAGCCTGCCCCTTCTGCTAAGCCTGTTGTTAAGAATGATGAGGCTATGGCAACGGCAGGTCAAATTGGCGAGATGGCAGCCTTATGGTCGGTGATTAGGGAAAAGTCCCCGAAATCATTATCAGGTCTTGTTGAGAGGTTTGGCTTTTCTGCTGAACGCAAATTTGAACACCTGACCTTCAGTGAGGCCATTGAGTGCCTCAATAGCTTGGACTCTTTAATGAAGAAAATCCAATGAATAGAGAACTTATTTCGCAGGATATATCCAAAGCCGATATTGAACGCTTCTCCAACTCCGTTGTCCACTCAGTCCTCGATGGCGACCTCGACCCCTTTGCCGTACATATACGGGCAAAAGCAGTTATCAAAGCCCTGGAAGCTATCATCACGCAAACGGAAGAGTTAGCCCGTGAACAGGCATCGAGATATGGACAAAAATCTTTCACCGCTTATGGCGCAAAAGTTGAACTCCGCGAAGGATACGACTCCCCCGACTTCTCAAGGGATGAAGTAGTCATAAGATTGACTGAACAACTAAAGGCTCGACAAGACCTTTTAAAGCAATCCTACAAGCTTCAGGGCAAGGCAGTGATAGTAGACCCCGACACGGGGGAGATAGTGCCTGTAATGCCCCCAAAAACAACAAAATCAACTATATCTATTTCTTTCCAAAACCCTTCAAACCTTTAAACCCAAAAAATCATGATGAAAAAACCCAAATTTTCCAACCTCGAGACCTACAAGCTTCTCGTATTCGACATCTATCTTCAATCTCAAAAGAATGGAGGATTTATCACTGCTCACGATGTTCGTAATTCTTGCAGTGATTACAAGTTAGACACGCACTATATCGGCAAGTCTTTAAGGCAGATGGGCATTTTAGTCCCTGATGAGTTAGGCATTAAGGGCAAAAAGCTTAGACTTCGTTGGGCGGCAGAAGTGCCCAGTGATGATATGATTCAGAAGCTATTTGATGAAGTTTACCTGATGAGGCATATAGAAATCAGGAGGCTTAGACAGGCTCGAGCAGAGAGGAAGTCTATTGAGCGGGCTAAGCTGGAGCTGGAAGCAACTAAGCAGTCTTTTGAAGAGGCTATTGATGAGCATATTGAGCAGCAGGTGTCGCCTACTTTAGATTCTTGGTGCTTAAAGTTCCCTGATGAGAAGCAGTATTTCTCTGCCTTTGGACTGGAGATGATGAGAAAGATAGGGAGGCTGTTTTCTATTGAGTCGGTCAAAGAGTTGGATGGGCATTAGCCCATTCAACTCATAAATTAAAAACATGAGCAACGAAATTATATCACACACCCCGATTGTTATGGACAATGGAGAGGTTACTGAGGCTCGGATTGTTCGACAACCAAGCGGAATGTATGCCGTTGAAATTGACTATAAGTATAAACCTAATACCAATAGCACTCGAGTTAGGCAGATTGTTGATGCCTTATGGAGAAATCAGCACCGAAGTTGGTTTCGATTCATCCGCTTTCAGAAATCTTCGACACCGTTACCTATGCCACCAATAAACAAAACAACACAATGAAAAAACAAGAAATTGATGTTATCCGAGAGATAACCTATAATAGGCAGTCGTTAAAAATTTATTTAACGGTAGAGTTTGTAGTTACTAAGTTCTCATTTAGGGTTACTGGCCTTAGAATGGACTATGACTTTGTTATGACTCTTGATAGGGATGGGAGGTATTCCTACAAGAAAATCACTCCTGACCTTAAAAAAGCTATTGATGACTTCATCGAGAGCGAGTCCCTTATGAGCTACGAGCAAGATGTACTGAACTTTGATTATGACGAGAAAGGAAACCCCAAATACGAAGTTTTATGAAAACAATCGCACAACAAATCAACTGGGATTTTGGAGCTAATGGGAGCTTGGAAATCAAGAACAAAAATGGTAAACGAATCTACCTTGAAAATTCAGATGGATTTTGGGTAAAGCGAGAATATGATTCTGAAGGTAAGGAAATCTGCTATGAAAATTCAGATGGATATTGGGCAAAGCAGGGACACGATTCTGAAGGCAACCTAATCTACTTTGAAAATTCAGATGGTCAAGTCGTAGACAACCGACCCAAACCCTGTGAAAACAAAATAGTAGAAATTGATGGTGTAAAGTATAAACTAATCAAACTATGAAAACAATTATAGATTCATCAAGGTCAATGAAGTACGGGGATGAGATGATAGTGTTCTATGTCGAAATTCATTATGATGATATCGACGTGGACTTGACCAACGATACCGTTGAGGGTATGGAAGTGCATATAGATGGGGATGTTTACTCAACCTGCCACGATGGTAAGGTGTTTACCCACGATATGACGAAAGAAGTATTAGAGGCTATCGAAGGCTACATAGACGAAGATGACTTCATCCAGGATGTCTTAGCCTACGAGTACGATAAGAGAGAGCCTAATATCCACTACCCATGACACAAGAGTTTGTAACATACGAACAAGCCCTGATTCTTAAAGAACTCGGTTTTGATGAACCTTACTTAGGGGCTTACTACCATGCGACTAAAGAGTTTACAGTTTGTGATTGCAAAGTTCATCATGCACGAGGAGAGCATACTGTTATAGCACCACTTAAACAACAAGCATTTAGATGGTTTAGAGAGAAGTACGGCCTATATCCTCATATTTTTTCAGAACCTAACCAGCGTTTTGTTTGGTGTATTAGATGGTATGTTGATGGTTTACAGAAAGATATACCATATGAATCATCACCTACTTACGAAGAAGCAGAATTTGCCTGTCTTAATAAACTTATTGAACTTTCAAAACTATGATTACCTGCACTCCAACTGAAAACCCCTATGTACTCGAAGTTAGTTTTATGGGGAAGTTTGTAGGAGTATTCATCCAATCCGATAACGGAGAGTATTACTTCGACTACAAGCAAGGGGATGGGTGGTTTAGCGCAAGCGACCTCATCATCATCTCGGATAAGCTTCAAGAACTCAATTCAACCTTAATCCCAAACCAAACCAACCAATGAAAGAATACAAAAAATGGATTCGAGGCATTAAGACCTCAGACCTCTCCTTTGAACAGGAGTCAATGAGCTGGGTCGCATCCTTCGGCTCAACAGAAGAAGTCAAACGAACTGCATCCGAAAAGTTGCAGGTCGTGAGAGAAGAAATCAAAAGAAGAGAGGGTTATTCAAACGTAGCGTGATGGAAAAGAAAACTATCCCCGATTGGGTCGTCAAGGCTATGACCCCATTAGACCATAAGAGAGACTGTATGGCATTTTGTCGTGATTTCTATGTAGCGATAAGGGTGCTGCCAAATGAAGCCCGCTTAGAGGCTTATGATGCGATTATGGACTATGCTTTTCAAGAGCGTCTACCTGAGCAAGGAACGGTTGGCCACTTAGCAGTCGCTATGGTTGATGGGAAAATCGACATCCCCGACTTTGAACAAAAATCGGATGATATATCTAATATATATAATAGTATTATATATGAAAAAGAAAAAAGAAAATATAAAAAGAAAAAAGAAAAAGAACTGACCCCTGAACAACAGCAGAAGTTTGAAATCTTTTGGAGAATCTACGATAGAAAAGAGGGGAAATCCCTCTGCCAGCAAATTTGGGCTAATTTATGTGAAGAAGATGTGGATATAATCATAAAATCCGTACCTTTGTATGTCCGATGGAAGTCGGATGTCAAATACAGGAAGATGCCAGCCACCTATTTGAGACAGAGATGCTGGGAAGATGCAATACCGACTGAGTTTTTAGACCACCAACAAACACAACATAATGGATACGAGCCCCCAAAAGATGCAATATATTGACCAAGTCCAAGGGTTAGTTCTTGGAATATTGATGAACAAGGATATGCGGGGTGAGGCAGGGATAGTGAATCTCCGTGATGAATACTTCACAGGGTCTTTTGCCCACTGCTTTAGAGCTATCAAAGACTTGTATCATCAGCAAAAGCCGATAGACCCTATATCGGTTGCGAAAAAGATGAAGGAGCTTAAATTAGTTCCCGATGTGGTTAGCTACACCGTATGGCTTGGCGAGTCTGCTATGGCTGTTGAACATTGGCACACCTACAAGGCCGATTTATTTGAACACTACAAAGAGAGAAGGCTTCAGCAGATAAAGGCAGACTTAGCCAAAGACTTCGACATTCAGAAGGCATTTGATGAGTTTGTTGAGTTGAATAGTGAGCAGATAGGCTCTATTTCTCAGGATGCTCACGGTGCGGCTATGGAGTTGACTCAAAAGCTGATTAGGATTAAGGATGGGCAGGAGAAGGTTCAGATTAGCCCAACATACCTAAGACCACTCGATAAGGTTATATCGGGGTTCTCATCTCCTGACCTAATATTGCTTGGTGGCAGACCTGCGCACGGAAAGACTACGCTGGGGCTTCAGTTAGCCTTCAATATGTCGCATAACGGGCACTCCATTGGGTTCATCACTATGGAGATGTCGAGGCAGCAACTTATATCAAGGCTCTTGTCGAACATATCGAGTATCAACGGATATAAGTTTAACAACGTTGATAAGGACATGAGTATCGAGGAGGTTAATGTGATAGGCAAATATGTCGACAAGCTTAAATCTCTAAAGCTCTACATATCCGACCTCCCCCATGCTACAACCCAAACAATCGAGGCAGAGGTGGTTCGCCTGAAAAGGCAGCACAACATCGAGGGGATATTTGTCGATTATTTGCAGTTAGTATCGCCTACAAAGGAAGATTCGAGCAGAACGAAGGTAGAACAGGTTACAAACATTTCTAAGCAATTTAAGGCACTAAGTAAAAGGCAAAACATTTGGGTATGTGTAATATCCTCTTTGAGCAGGGAAAGCGAAAAGAGAACGGATAAACGCCCCTACACGAGTGATTTGAGGGAGAGTGGGCAGTTGGAGTATGATGCCGATAAGATTATATTCGTTCATAGACCTGTGGCTTTTATGAATGAGGGCGACCCTGACTACGACAAGGTTGAGAACATTATGGAGATTTTGGTTCGCAAGAACAGGAATGGAGAAACGGGTACTGCCATAGCAAACACCGACCTTAGATACACGAGGGTAAGCGAGTTTACTTCAACAGACATAAATAAATTCTAATGATTGGTAGGAATGACATGGAGACCATGAATATGATAACAGACATCGTTTCTGATTATCTGAACATCCCAAGGGAATTTATTTTTGACACTACAAGAAGGAGGTCTGTAATAACGGCTCGATACCTGTGTATTGCCTTTTCAAGGGAGTACACGAGGTCTACGCTAAAAGACATAGCTTATTTCTTCAATAAAAAAGACCATTCTGTTATAGTCCACGCCATTCAAACTCATAGAGATTTATTGGACTTTGATAAAAAATATGTGGAAATTTGTCAAAACATTAAGGATATGTTTGATGATAATTTAGAGTCAAAGGTCAAAATGCCTGCTGCATATACACTGCAAAAAGATGGGAAGTTTTATGGGGTGTTCACGAGATATAAGAAGGCATTAAAATGTGCCCAAGATATAGATGCACATATCGTTGAAATTAAGCACTTAATCTGTTAATATGGCAAGAAAATATTCAGCATCAGCATTTGAGCATCTATACAACAAGATTGTAGAAATGCCCCCAATGATTACAAAAAAGGCACTTGTACGACTTTTGCAAAGCTGCCATCTAACCTTTAAGGCTCAGATTATTCGAGCCTATGAAGAAGGATACAAAAACTACACAATACCCCGAAGATATAATTGGACAGGTCTAAAATACTTCGAGGTCAAATACGGCATACTTAGACAGCCTAAAGGTGAGAACGGAAAAAGGACTTACCTGCTAAGCTCAAAGTTATCAGCCGAGAAAAAAAGCCCCTTTTTAACAAGTTCAAAAAATAAAAAACAAACCAATGAATAAAAAACCATCAGTTTATGCGCAGGGCATCTTTGTTACTGAAAAAGAAGCCAAAGGAACGAGGATTACAGACATCTCCTTCAAAGTAGATAAGTTTGTGGACTTTCTAAACAAAAATGTAGATGCCAAAGGGTATGTCAAGATTAGCTTATGGCCGAAGAGGGAAGCGGATAAGTACGGAACGCACAACCCAGTTGTTAATGAATGGAGGCCAGAAGGATACGGAAGTGCCCCAGCAAAACAAGGGGGATATGCCTCAAGGCAGAAAGACGATTCTGACGACCTCCCATTCTAAGTTTGGTAATAAGAAGATTTTAGAGGCTGATGGTACTAAATCTGATAGCAAATTAGAGTCATATTTGAAGGGGCTACTAGAAATGTTTAAGATTCCGTACACTCAGCAGGTTAGCCATGTTCTCATGCCCTCATTTCGCTACAAAGGAGAGTTGATTAGGCAGATTGCCTATCGACTTGACTTTGTGGTGGCGGGCAAGTGGGCAGTTGAAACAAAGGGATTCTTCACTCCCGATGGTAAGATGAAGTGGAAGATGTTTCTTCACCAATATGGGGGGCAGTATGAACACTGCTTCGTGCTGAAGAACAAAAGAGAGTGCGATAGTTTTGTGAGCAACCTTTTAACTAAGTAAAATGCCTGAATTTAGAGGGTGGACAATCACCCGTTCAACTGCAAAAGGAAAGAAATACACCGCCTCAAAGGGTGATAAGACCGTTCATTTTGGGGCGCAGGGGTACACGATTTCTCCTGGAACTCCGAAGGGAGATAACTACTGCTCTCGTTCCAATGGGATTAAGTCGGAGACCCATTCTCCGAATTGGTTTGCCCGTGCCCTTTGGTCTTGCAGGGGTGCTAAGAGTGCCGATAAACGCCCGTTCTTCGGGGAAATAGAACTGCCCTGATGCACAAATTACTCTCCCTATCTGCCAAAATACCTCAGTTTGATGAGTGTAAAAAAATTCTTATATCATTCAGTGGCGGTGAAACATCTGGGTTTATGGCTGCTTGGATTATGGAAAACTACTCTAAAACCCACGATATAAGATGTGTTTTTGCTAACACGGGCGAAGAAAATGAAGAAACCTATGAATTTGCCCATAAGTGTGATAAAGAATTTGGGTTAAATCTTAGGTGGGTAGAGTATAAGCACAAGGGGTTCATCCTCAAAAAATATGAAACGGCATCAAGAAATGGAGAGCCATTTGAGAAGCTCATTCAGGATTTTGGCATACCCAGTTGGGGCAACCCAACTTGTAGTAGGGTGCTAAAAACAAACACAATAAGAAATTACATGGAGTTCACGGGCTGGAATAGGAGCGATTATTATACGGCCATAGGGATACGCTCAGATGAAATAGACAGGATGTCGTCAATAGCAAAGGGCACAAGAGTTGTCTATCCTTTAGTAAAGTTAAATGTTGATAAGCCGTTGATAAATACGTTTTGGAGAGATATGCCGTTTAGGTTAAACCTAAAAGGTTATCAGGGAAACTGCAAAACCTGTTGGAAAAAAAGCTTCCGTAGGTTAGCGTGGATTATGAAGGAGAACCCAGAGAAGTTTAATAACTTTGAAAGATGGGAGAATGAATATTACGACAAGACACCAAGGGTTAGCAAAAGAGAGTTCATAAATAGAGGCATACACATGAAGTTTTTTAGCAAAGGCATTGGTGTTGATGGGATTAGAGAATTAGCAAAAGACCCAAGTATAACTGAGCCTAAAAACGATGCTACTGAATACGTTGGCACGATTATCAATGGCTTAGATATAGACGAGGGGTTTGGGTGCAACGAATCTTGTGAAATTTATTAGTATGCTAAAAGAAATCAAGACCTTAAAGGTCTATCAACTACGCAACAACTTAGGGCAGGTAGAAGGTCTGCCGAAGAACCCAAGGGTGATTAAGGATGAGAAATTCGCCAGGTTGAAGCAGAGTATCCAGGATAACCCCGATATGCTCAAAATAAAAGAGCTGGTCGTGTTCCCGTTCAAGGAGAAAGGCGAACATCAAAGTCAGCAGATATACTTAGTCATAGGTGGTAATATGCGCCTACACGCTCTTAAAGACTTGGGCGTAACCGATGTAGTCTGCAAAGTGCTGAAAGAGGACACCTCCGTTGAAGATTTGAAGAAGATAGTCATCCTCGACAATGCCTCATTCGGCTCATACGACTACGACTCACTCGCAAACGATTGGGAAAATGCTATGCTCGAAGCTATGGGCATGGACTTGTGGCATACCCTTGAATCTTTTGAAGAGCTAAACTACGATAGCGAAAAGGACACCTCATCAGAGCCACAGGAAAAGTCAAATCGTAAGATTGTGCTTAAAGTAACGCCTGAGAACCACGCCAAAATAACGGACTTCTTGCTCGAACAAGGAGATGGGGAAAACTTAGAATCAGGTATGTTAGCAGTAATAGAACTCGTAAACTCACTATAAATGAAATTTGAACAACTTCAAGAAAACATCACCATTTGGGCACA